CTAGTGTTCCTACTGTAGTGTTAAATCTCATATATCCAGCAGCAGGACTGCCAGGACGTTGTGCAGTAGTACCGTGAGGAACACGAATAAACTGACCATCGAAATCAGGATTGTCAGCAATCTTTGGAGAGGTTACTGCATCATCTTGAATACCGTCTGTTTTAATTCTGGAAATTGCCATCTTTGTTTATCCTGTTTCTTTTTATTTAGTCTGCGTCTTTAATTGTTAGTTTACCACCATCAATTAGTTTTTTAATCTCTACATAGTCTGTATTGTCCATGCTAATTGGAACACCATAAACAGTTCCATCATGTGTAACTTTTAATGATTTAGTTGAATTTTTACCATCATCTTCTTTATAATATTGTACAGTTATGTTGTTGTAATCCATATTTCAATCCTTAAAGTTCAGCATTAGCAAGATATTGTGTTATATAATGAGTACCATTAGAAGTAGTTCCCATTTGTGCAACATATCCAAAAGGTGTACTTGTCTGTCTATTCAAAGTGCCACCACTAAGAGTAGTTGCCATTGTTGGAGCGGCTCTCATAGTTACTGGAAATGTCATTGGACAGATTGCAGAGCTGTTTGGTAGACCAGCAGATACTTGAGCAGGACTGTATGGCGAATAAAAGTTATAGTGGTCTGATAGTCCAGTGTTTATAAATTTGTAAAAGTACCTTTGACAAAGAGAAAGCTCTTCTCCAATTGGGCGGTGTTCAAAATCTGTGGCTACATGACCCTCTTCAACTTTAACATTTGCAATTTCAACACTCATACTTGATGGAGCAGTATCGGGCACACGCATAATATAAACTGACAGGTAAGCACCACTACCACTCACATTTATATTTGCTTGTGTATTTGTTACTTTTTGCCATGTGGTAGTCAATGCTGGAGAATTACTTCTAGCTGACCCAGAACCACCAAATCCATAGGTAAAGGCTGATGCGGCAACTGTTCCAGATGTACTACGAACCCAATAGGATAAAGTATAAGTTTGTCCTTGTCTTGCGTTTAGAGGTGCTTCTATTCTTTGCATTAATCCCCAATATTGTCCAGAACTAGGTTTAGCACTTGTAGCAACTCTTGTATAGTATGTAGGAAAATTAGGAACATCTGTTTGTCCAGTAGTAAATGCTTGTCTACTAATCGTAGTACTTAAATTATTACCTTCAGTTCTAAATCTATCTGCTGAATATTCATTAGTTGCCGTTGATGTATGTGAAGTGCCTCTTTGCCAAATGCGAAAATCACCATTGATAATAAGGTTTCTACTAGCAGATTTTAATTGTATTTTACTTAATGGCATTATGGTTTCTCCGGCCAAGTGACATCATCAAGTGATGTAGCACTATCTGTTATATCTCTTAATGCTTGTCTGTATGTTTTCCAATCTGCATCATTTGATAGAGTAACATCTCTATTCTGTGTCCAATCTGTTTCTGCAAGTTTCATACTTCTAACCATTCTTAATTCATTAAGTGGTTGAGCAGCAACAAGTTCATCATACTTTGCTTGAATTTCTTCAGTAGTTGGTTCAGTCAGTTTTGGGTCTGTCCAAGTTAAAACATCACCTTGTAATCTAAATTGTGCATTAGGACGCAATGCTAAAATTGCATCTGCTTTATCAATAGGTAACATCATGTCGCAATCTCCGTAATTGTCATAGTCAAACCGGCATACTTTTGTGTTCCACCACTAATTGACCCACCAAACCAATAATATGTTTTTGCTGTATTTGCACTTATTCCAGTGATAGTATATTCATATGCGCCTGGAGTCCAGAGGTCACCACCAGTAGCATTATATATACCATAGTGGTAATATCCTATATTTCCTGCACCACCAGCCTGATTTGCTACTCCAGCAGTATATGCATCATACAAAGCAATCTGTGACCTATATCCACTATTGATACCAAATCTACCAGTCAGTCTTACTATTAGTTTTGAATTTGTTATTTTTTTGGTAACTGCTAATTGAAGAAGAGGAGTTAGTGAAGCACTACTATAAGCAGTTGTTTCTGTAATATTACCATTACCATCTGAAGCAATATGACCGTTAGCATTACTTGGATGGGGGTGGTCTTGTACACTAGTCGAAACTTGTTGTACAACATCTCCAGCAACAATAGCTGGAGTAGTTCCTGTTAATGCAGAACCATCTAAGGCAGGCAAAGCACCAGTAAGTTTTGATGCAGCCATAGTAGCAATCTTTGCATTTGTCACTGCACCACTGGCAATCTTTCCAGCAGTAACCGTTCCGTCACTTGGTGTTCCAATATTAAGAACATCTCCAAGTGCCATGATAAAGTCGATGTTATCAGAACTTGTTAGAGCAGAAGCGAATGTGATTGTTGAACCACTAACTGTGAATGAATCTTGTGGAGCCTGCATAACACCATTAAGTGAAACCAACAAATGGTTCGCACTAGCAGGAGAGTATGCACCACCGTTTAACAGTAGATTATACGTTGCAGTAGCAGATGTTGTAATAGCATCTAACTTAGAGTATGCACCTGTAATCGGTTGTTGTCCTATGAATGGCATATTATTATTTCCTAATCTCGTTCATACTATTTAGTCTGCGTCTGCAATAGTTAAGTCACCGTCTGCCACTTGTTTTAGAATTTCTGCGTAGTGGCGGTTGGCTGGGTCAAGGGGCACCCATGTGATTTTACCATCAATAGAAGTTTCAATCATCATATTATCTTCCCCTGTAGGGCTTTTATGATATTTTGCTGAAGTTATGTTCATTTTACAGTTCCGCTTCCATTGTTAATTCGCCAGTAGACGCCATGTAAATATATGTTCTAGCACTGGAAGCAACACCTCTATACACAGATATTGCTTGTGGGTTAATTGCTGCTAAAGTTGGTGTGGCAGCAAGGTTTGTATAAAAAAATCCTGTGTTACTTGTACCACCGCTTCCTGTCATCGTTATTGATGGTGTCGTTCGCATTGTTACAGGCAGTTCAACAGCTGTTACCATCGTGTCAGTTGAGTAATAATCACGATACATAAACTGACCTGATGGACTGGTTAGTACTGCACAATACCTTTGACAAAGCGGAAGTTCTTCTCCGAATAGACGGTGCTCAAAATCTGTAGCTGTACTGCCAAGTTCAAGCTGTACGCCTGTAATTTGCCAAGTGTTATTTACGGTAGATATTAAGTTTGGTTGCCCTGATGGAGCCTCATTGGCATTTGTACTGGCTTCCCAAGATGTAGCAAGTGTTCCAGAAGTATAATTTGTGCCAGCGGCTAATGTCCAACAAAAATCAAGACTACGCCCGTTATCGTTAGTAAATGTTCCAGTTGTGTCGCCAGCAACAGAAATGGTTTTCTTTTCCCAAGTATTTGCTGCATCTATTGTGTAACTAGGACAAACACTTCTTGTACTATCTGCATTATTCAAATGTATGCCATACGTGCCTGTAACATTTGATTTAACATAAAAAGATATTGTCAAATATTCAGCATTACTTGTGCCGTACTTTAAGTTTTGTAGGTTTTGCCCTTCAATTCTCTGCTGTAAACGAACTCGTTCATCTGCGGCAAGGGTTGTCTCTGCTGTTGTAACTGTCAGTTTAAGGGAGTTTGCAAATCCTTCTGGGGCATCTGTAGATTTCTCTTGTGTAAATCGAAGTTCGTCAGGACTACCATTATAGGCAAGTCTGTATCTGTCTACTGTATAATAACCACCAGCTGATATACCAGTGCTACTCGTTCCCCTCTGAGCCACTTGCATAGCGCCGTTGATAATGAGATTCCTACGACCAAGATTGACGGTTTCTCTTCCACGTTCTTTTACTTTAATTAATGCCATTATGGTTTCTCCGGCCATGTAACATCATCAAGTGATGTTGCATCATCTGTTATATCTCTTAATGCTTGTCTGTATGTTTTCATTGCAGTAGGAATGTTTGTTCCTAACTCTTTGTGCATAGTGACAACCCAATCTGTTTCTGCGAGTTTTTGGTTACGAACTTCTCTTACTTGATTGAGAGGTTCAGCAGCAACTAGTTCATCATATTTATTCTTAATCTCTGCATCAGTTGGTTTTGTAATAGTATCGTCTTGCCACTCTAATACATCATCACGCATTGTCCATATTGCGCCAGGCTTAAGTGCTAAAACTGCATCTGCTTTTGTTATCATCGTTTAATCTCCATAGCCATAAGAACCGAATGACTATCGCCGGGCTGTCCGTTTTGATAGTTGTATTTTGCTGTACCAGAACCATCAGTTCCACATCTCATACTATAGACTCTTGCACTCGTATTACCTACACTATCATCTAAGAAAATTTGTCCAATTTGTGTTTTATGAGTACCATCAGAATCGTCACCCAAATTAAATGCAGTTGCTTGTGTAGCAGTTGCACCACCGACAGATTTGTACATATGTAATTTGTAAGACCTTCCAGCAACTGTTTGCCCTCCAATAGTGTGTAATTGAATTAATATATCTGAGTCAGAATATTGAGGTGTAATTGTTACTGAATGTCCAGTGTCTTGTGGTGTACTATTTGTACTTGAGAAACCCCCCACACTTTGGTCAGATGCAACAGAAGTTACAACTTGAACAATTGTTCCAGCAGGAAATCTCGCATTTGAAACTGTTCCAGTAAGTTTTGTTGCAGTCATTCCAGCAATCTTTGCATCTGTTACTGCACTTGAAGCAATCTTTGCAGTTGAAATAGCGTTACCAGCAATCTTTCCAGAACTGATAGTTCCATCAGCAGGAATGATTGAATTTTCCTCTAGTCCTTTGAATACGACATAGAAGTTTAATCCAACATCAGGCGCTTCTGACATTGTAAGAGTTGTTCCGTTAACAGTATAAGCAT